TTTTGCAACAAGGGTTTATCTTACAAATGCAAGTTTTGATATAACATCAAGTGTTTCTGGAACATCAAGAACATATTTATCTAATGGACATTTAAAAGGTATTACAGGGGTAAGTGAAACAAATGCACCCTCAAAAAATACATTGGTTGTAAGTTTATCTGGTGTAGATCAAACATATATTTCTATTGCATTGAATGAAAATATTATAAATGCAGATGTATTTATTTATAGAGGATATTTAGATGCAAACCTTGCATTAATATCAGACCCATTTTTGTTGTTTTATGGAACAATAGATGAATATAAAATTACTGATGATACAAGCACAGCAAGATTAAATCTTACAGTTACTTCTCATTGGGGAAACTTTGGCAAAACAAGTGGAAGGACAACTACAGATAATTCACAAAAAAGGTTTTTCCCAGATGATAGAGGAATGAGATTTTCTGCACTTACTGTAAGAGATATAAAGTGGGGTAGAGAATGACCAGTATACATTTATTTCAAGCTGAAAAAAAAGATTTTGAAAATGTTTATGATTTATTGATACAGTTTAAACATGATGAATTAGAGCATTTACATTTACCGAAAGTAGATAAAAATAAATTGACCATATTCATAAATACAATGTTACAAAAAGGAAAAATTATAATTTTAAAAGATTTAGATAAAAATATATTTGTTGGTTGTTGTATATTTCACAAAGCTGAATATTGGTTTAGTAAAGAAATGTTTATGAATATTCATATTATTTATATTAAAAAGAATTTTAGAAATTTTAAATTACTTAAAACCATGATTGATAGTGTTAAAAAGGTTGCAGATAATTTGCCTATTATTTTAAGTGTAAGCACGGGATTGAAAATTGATGCAGTTTTTGAAAAATTAGGTTTCCAAGATATGGGAAGTAACTGGAGATTGCTATAAATGTGTGGTGGTTTTATTGGCGATATAGTTGATAGTGTTGTTGATATTGTATCAGATGTCGTTGATATAGTTGTTGATGTTGTTGAAGATGTAATAGGTTGGTTAATACCAATGCCAGAAATTCCAGATTTTGGCGAACTTCATTCAGAACAACAAGCAAAAGGAGTCCTAGTAAATAAATTTACAGCAAATGCACATATACCTATTATTTATGGAACAAGAAAAGTTGGTGGGAATGTAGTTTTTTTAGAAACATCTGGAACAGATAATGAATTTTTATATATGGCAATTGTTTTAAGTGAAGGTGAAATAGATGATATACCAACAATTCATGTAAATGATAATTTAGTTTTATTAGATGGCGATATAGCAGACAATGTTCAAAGAGGTGTAAACACTTTAGATTCTAATTTTAGAGGTGATTTAGATGATGGAACAACAGAAAGTTTAATTACAGTTGAACCTCATTTCGGTTCGGACACACAAACAGCATCAAGTTTATTATCTGAAACGAATGGTTGGGGAAATGAGCATAAATTAAGTGGATTGGCATATTTAGCAATTAAATTCAAATGGAATCCAGAAAAATTTGGTTCTTTACCTACAGTTCAAGCAAATGTAAAAGGGCGAAAAGTTTATAATCCTAATTTAGATGGAACTTTAACAGGAGGAAGTGGAAGCCACAGAAAAGACACAAGTTCTACATGGGAATTTTCAGATAATCCAATTTTACAACTATTAGACTATTTAAGAAATGATAGATTTGGAATGGGAATACCAAATAGCTATTTTGATTCTAATTTTGCAGATTGGCAAACTGCAAGTGATGTTTGTGACGTTACATTTACACCTTTTACTGGTTCATTAGTTACACCAAAATTAATGTCGAGTAACACTATTGTAGATACATCAAGAAAAGCTATTGATAATGTAAAAAACTTTGTAAGGGGTTCAAGGTCATATTTAAATTTTACTGGTGGTAAATACAATATTTTAGTTGAAACTACGGGTTCAGCATCAATTACACTTACAGAAGATAATATTATTGGTGGCATTACAGTTCAAAGTAAAAATAAAAATTCTAGATATAATAGGGTTATAGTTAATTTTATAAACCCAGATAAAAATTCTCAATCAGATACAGCACAATTTCCACCAGTTGATGAAACTGGATTAGATTCGGCAGACCAACATGAAACAATGAAAACAGAAGATGGTGGTTTGTTATTGGAAGGAAGGTTTGATTTTTCAATGTTAACAAGTGCATTTCAAGCACAAGAAATGGCAGAAATAATTTTAAGAAGATCAAGAAGTAGTTTAGATATTTCTTTAAGAGCAGATGCAACAGCATTAGATTTAGCTATAGGAGATATTGTTAATATAACTCATGCAACACCAAGTTTTTCTGCTAAACCTTTTAGAGTTCAAGGAATGACAATAAATGCAGATCATACAGTTAGTTTGCAATGTTCTGAACATCAAGATAGCTTTTATGCAGTTGGCACACAAGTTCCGCTACCAGAAATACCAGATACTAATTTGCCAAATCCATTTAGTGTTCAAGCACCAGTTGTAAGTGCAACAGATGAATTAAGAACAAGAAATGAAGAAGCTATTGCTGTTTTATTAGTAAATGTTTCTGCTACAGACCAATTTATTACAGATTTTGAGGTACAAGCAAAAAAATCAACAGATTCAGTTTTTATAAATTTAGGTCGTGGAAGTTCATCACAATTTGAATTAGTTAATGTTGAAGATAATGTAGTTTACGATATTAGAGCAAGGTCAGTAAGTTCAGTTAGTCGTTCAGCTTTTACAAGTATTCAACATCAAGTTGTTGGAAAAACAGCACCACCACAAGATGTAACAAATTTTAGTGTTAATATTATTGGAACAGAAGCACATTTATCATGGACACCAGTAACAGACCTTGACCTATCACATTATAGAATTAGACACGCTAAAGAAACAAGTGGAGCAACATATGCCAATTCAATTGACATAGCTAGTAAAGTATCAAGACCAGCTAATACAGTTATAGTTCCAGCAATGACAGGCACATATTTTATCAAAGCAGTTGATAAGGTCGGAAATAGTTCAGAAAATGCAGTTAGTACAGTTGCAATAATAGAAAGCATAAAAGGTCTTAATGCAGTTGCAACATCTACACAAAGTCCTAGCTTTACTGGAACAAGAACAAATATGGCTGTGGTTGATAATAAATTACAATTAGGAACAGCAAATAATTTTGATGATGTTGCTGGTAATTTTGATGATGCAAGTGGTTTGTTTGATGGTGGTGGTGGAAATGTTGCAAGTTCTGGAACTTATGAATTTGATACATTTATAGATTTGGGTGCAATTTATACAAGCCGAGTAACTGCAAATATGAATGTTGCAAGAGTTAGTTTTGTAAATTTATTTGATGATGCTACTGGAAATTTTGACGATAGGGCTGGATTATTTGATGGTGACCCACAACAATTTGATGATACAAATACTGAATTACTAGTTGCAACAACAGAAGGTGACCCATCTGGTTCACCAACATATACAGATTTTAGAAAGTTTTTTGTTGGAGATTAT